ACTTTTGTTATAGGTGGTCCTCGTACGCTAATTTTAGAACATATATTAGGCGGCCGTCGTATTTGGGAGTTAGGGGGATCTATAGGTATTGGTCGTTCCTGGTCACGAGGTGGAATGGATGCAGTTTTAAAATTGCTTGGTATTTTTGATGATCCCTTTTCGAAAGTTATAAATGAATTGGATATAAGTAAACTTGACCAATCAGTGAAAGATGTGTTAGTGAACCTTTATTGGGCATTTACTGAGGCTTATTACAAGAAGGATACGACCTTTGAGGTAGTGCGTAAAATTATAAAGTACCTAATAGAGGAATTTACGCAAAGGGTAACTTCTATGGGGTACGGAATCTGGGCTTTGATTATTGGTGGTGTCCCTTCGGGAGCATTGCACACTTCACATATGGATACATGGATATTGCTGTTTATATTCTGCCTTTTTTTATTGTATACGATAGAGACGAATCCCTCGATGAGTAAGGAATTGTGGAAGGCAATTATGACTAAGTTGGTAAATTTGATTCTTTATGGCGACGATAATTGGTATGTTAATCCACCGTCGTTAAACCACCTCTTAAATGTGTATCAGTTTAATGCCTTCTTAAAAAGTCATTTTGAGATGGAATCCCGAGATGAACGGACAGGTCACAGTGTAGTCTCGATCCCTCGAGGCGGTTTCTTTGAGGTGAAAGGAGCAGTTTACTTACGACATTATTGTGTGCGTAATCCGTGTTTGGAAGAAGGACAGGCTCGTTATGTTCCCTATCGCCCATTGGATGAAATAGCAATGAAGGTAGCATGGGGTCGAGAACCTCGCAAGCGTGATTTGGTTAACATATTACTTTCTACTTTAGGGCACGCTTACGGTACATATGGTTCAAATCCGTATACGTATCAATGGTTGAAGTGTGTTTACCAGCATGCTATTGAGATGATGCGTATTCCAGAGACGATGGCATTGGATATGATGATAGACCGAGCAGAAAAGGATGTTATTCGTAAAATGAGACAATTGGATATGCCGATGGAGGCCCTTCTAACAGGATTTCCGACTCTAGAGTGCTTAGCGGAGAAGAATCGTTATGATCCAGAGTACCATGATTTACGTGGTCGGTTGAATGCGGAGGACCTAGATTTATGGCATTGGGTTTAAAGGAGTCCGTAATGACTGTTGAAACTATAAGTAAAGCGTGAGCGTAGCGCTATAAAAACCGAAAAATTAAAA